TTGAAAAATTCTTGGTCGTTTGGAGCTTGTCCGTCAATTGGCTGAACCACAAATATCAGGCTGTATAGCACCGCAAAGACAGTACCCGTCAGTGTCAGGCACAGGCTGACCCCGATGATAAACTGCAAGAGAGCATGGAGTTCATCCTCTTTGATCCTCATCTTGCGACGGCTCCGCATGGATTTCTTTTTAGGGTGTCTGCGGAACAGGTTCCAGAGGCTGTGCAAATAGGAGGATTGCATTCAGGTGAGTCCCAATTAGCAGGGTCTTGGCACGGGTAACGATAGCGGTCCTCGCACCCTGACAAAACCAAAAATGCAACCGCTAACAGATATTTCATTTGTGTGCGGTCAGATAAACAAAAAGTGCAAGAACAAGAGCCATAACAATGACGCCCAAGAACATCCACGCACCCAAGATAAGTTCAGCTTGGCGTTCCTCGGCTTCCTTCTGCGCGGCGGCGGCCTGACGCACAGCCTCTTTACGCATTTCCGTCACTTCCTTCTGAATGGAAATCCACGCCTGTTGACCGTAAGCCCCTACAAAGAGGTTTTTTGTATTAAGTTGCAACTGCTGAGCCTTAGCTCTCAAAGCATACAGCTTGATTGCTTCAGCCTCGTATTCTGCTTGGCTCTGGAAAAGTTTCTTTTTCCGCTGCCCAGAGGTTAGCTGCGTGATCTGCGCAATTCTTGCAAACAGACTCCCCACGCGCTCCACAACGTCGATGGCTTCGTGGCCAGCGTCGGTCGCGCTTTTTATTCCATTATAGAGGGCCGTTGCGCCTGCCAAAAGCGTAAAGGGGTCCATTTACTTGTCCGCTTTGTTTTCTAAACGCTCAAATATTTGACGGCAAATATCTTTTAACTCTTTGACCCCATCAGCAAATTCATCTTTCCGAATGTAATTTGACGGTAACGCAACCTCTATAATGTGGAGGTCTTTACGGAGTTCTTTAACAGCTCCCCAAAGCTCACGGGCCAACCATCCCATCCCTGCAAGGATGATTGCACCGCCAAGATTAATTAGGGTCTGCGTGTCCATCAGACTTCCTCGTCAGCGGGTAGTGGTGTGTTGCCCTCGGCTACCCATGCTTTGAACTCTGGATATTCAGCCGTGCAAGTCAAACGGATTAGGCCGTCCTCATCTACACGGGCGTAGATTTGAGTTTCACCTTCAATCAATGGAAGACATTTGAAAATCATAATTCTGCACTCCAACCAAGATAAGCACCCGTGACTGTTGTTTTGGCTAGTGTTGCTTGGCCCGTTGTCAAACCAGATGCTACCGTAAACCGATACTGTGCGCCCCACTGTGAGGATGCCACATAAGTAGGTACAACCGAGCAAACCACATTGCCAGCCCCTGCTACAACAGTATAATTTGATGCAGTACCAGTTTGTTCAAGCGCAGAAGGTTCGTCACGCATTGTCACAGGAAACGGTGCAGTAAAATCCGCAATGGTTGCACTATTAACATATCCGTTACCAATTGCTCTTGACGCAGCTGCGGCGGTAGTTCTGTAGTAATACCTCTGACACTGCGCTAACTGAGCATTGTATATCTGCCGCTCAAATGGTGTGGCGACTGTGCCGACCTCAAGCTGTACGCCTGTAAAACGTATAAAGTTAGTTGCACTAGCAAGGAGGTTTACTTGGTTAGAAGTCCCAAGAAAGCTACCACTGTTCCAAGCGTTAGCCGTTGTTTGCCATGTTGTACCAGTAGCACCCGCAAATAAAACATAAAGACCAGCAGAATTATCTTGATTCCAAGTTCCTGTAGTCGGGCCGGGAACAGTAATAGTCTTATACTCCCATGTAAGAGCAACGCTTACCGTGTATTCAGCAACATAGCTTAAATTCGTAGCGCCATTTCTAAAAGATACACAAAATGTTCCCGTACTAGTAGAATATGCCCAAAAAGATAAAGTTACAGATTCTGCATCAGCCGTTCCCCAATTTAAATCTGCTATGTTATAGCCTTCAATAATTTGTCCAACAGCAACGTATTCACTAGCAGCAATACTTGTGTCCGCAGTTACAACATCCAATATTAATGAATTTTGAAATCCCGGAGGATAAATTATGCTTTGTAATGTCTGTGCTGTTCCAGTTGAAGAAATAAATAATTTCCAACGATCAACTCCATATTCATTATTTGCGGTTCCCGCTGCATTACGTTGATATACCCGCCCATCCCCGTTGATGATGCGGTTGCGTAGAAACGACGAGGACGGAACAAGGCTACCAGTGATTGTAGTGTTTCCAGCCACAGTTACCGCATTGCCAAAGGACACGTTGCCACTGGCATCTGTTACCATGTTGGCGGTAGCAGATGAGGCGTTCTGGAAGTTAGTAGCTTTTACGGTACTCATGGTAGTTAATCCTCACTCGTACATAATGTTGATAGTGCCAGCGTCAAAAGTGTCTACACCAAGGACTGTTGTAATGCGAACGCGGTCAAGAGTGCCGCCAAGAGTAACACCGCCAGCAGACGCAGCTAGCCGCGATGAAGTTGATTGTTGTAATAACCCTGTTTCAGTCCAAATGTTGCTTCCTAAAGTATTTATCACCACAGACCCGTAAATAGTATCTGTAGCAGCAGAATTTTGTATAATTGAAAAACCAGAAGTTATTGACGCCGCCGCTCCAGTTGTCAAACTTACTGAGGTTGAAATATACCCTGTAGATGTAATTGACCCCGCCCCAAGTTGAATTTGTAGGGTTGATGTTCCGTTTGTACTAACGCCGCTAAACATCACAGTAATACGCTTCACATATGACGGGATGCCAGTAAAATCAACATTAGCAACCGCCGAAGGAGATGCTGGTTGTACTTGTGCGGTAGCAGACGTAATAGCACCACCTTGGATAGTCTTATTGGTTAATGTCTGGGTAGCAGCAAGGGTTGCAACCGTGTCTGTTGCAGCAGGGAATGTGATTGTATTAGTCCCTGCTACTGCTGGAGCAGCAATCGTAAGCGTCCCAGACGTAGAGCCATTTAGATTAACACCAGTGCTTGTAACCCGCATCCGCTCAGTGCCACTCGTTGAAATAGCTACCGTATCTGCAACGGGGTAGAAAACACCCGTGTTGGTGTCGCCGCCCTGCACTGCGGGAGTGGCAGCAGAGCCATCAACACCAGCGATACCTGTGGTTCCGTTAATAGTTACAGTCATGCCCATGTTCCTACAGATGTGTTAGACCCAGATGCGCCGATTGGGTAGATCAGGAAGTAGCTGCCTGCAACAGTTGAATAAGCACCGCCGGGAGGATTAGACAGAATGTACTGAGGCGTGAACGTACCGCCACCATTGATGCTAACCGTGCCTTTTAATTGTAATATACTAAATAAAGTAGCCGAACCCGAAACTACGCCAGTTACTGCGGTTGCTGTAGCAGTAGTTCCTAAAAAATTGCCAAAATTGCTAGTTGAAATTGGGTTAACAGAACTTAAAACGCCTTGAGAACTGTAACCAATATTGTTAAGCGTAGCCGACCCCCCAAACCCCGTTCCAATAGAGTGGTTTGTCGCCCCCGCAGTTTTAGAAAAAAGATAAACGCCTTCAAAAGCGTATACCGTTGAGGCAGACAACGTGACGCTAACCCCAAACACGCTCTGCACCGTGTTTACGTCCGAACCCCCAAGATTCGAGTTCAACCGAAAGAACTGAGCGCCGGGTATGATACCGCGCTGCGTGCCTTGCGGGGTTCCGTAGAACACCTTGCCATCATATTCCATTGCACCAGCAAGGGCGGTTGTCAGGTTGGTCCCTGACGTAAAATCCAACGGAGCAACTGTTGTTGTTCCTGCGGATAAAACCGCACCAGTAATTGTCGGGCTAGTTAATGTCTTGCCAGTAAGCGTCTGCGTAGCGGCTAGACCTACAAGCGTGTCAGTCACTGCTGGAAGCGTGAGCGTGTTGGTTCCGGCAACGGCAGGAGCAGTTATTGTTACCGATCCAGATGTTGCGCCATTGAGTGATACAGGCATCAGACAGTCTCCAAAATAATGTCCATCATACTATCGACCATGTGCTGCCGGAAGGAACCGTGACCGTAACGCTGCTATTCACTGTCACTGGGCCAAATGTTCCTGCGTTCTTACCCGTTGTAATGGTATAATTAGTCGTGACTGTCAGATCGTTCTCAAAGAAAATCTTATCACTACTCGCACCAGTTGGTTGCGGAGGATTGGGGAGGATGTCCAAATAGCCGTATGTAGACATATCAATCCCCTATTAGGTAATATTCAAGACTGAGGCAATAACATCAGACGATGGAGCAAGTGTTACGGTTCCAGCAACAGTTTGAGCGCCAGTTGTCGCATTTAAGTACGATATAGAGCTTGTTGTTGATGCCGTAATTGTCGCCGTAGCATTATACCCAGCTGGCGTGACACCAGAAACTGTTACTGATGAACCGACCGCTGGAGCAAAAGTTTGAGTAGCAAAACTTATAGTAGCCGTTGTTCCATCCCCAGTAGCTGCTGTTGAAGCTAAAGCTGTTGTTCCAGCAGTTACAACTTTTAGCGCATCACTTGTTATCAAAACAACTTTTTGGTCGCCGCCAACAGCAACAAATGATCTACCAACCGGGACTCCAGCGCCTTTAACAACATAGTAATCCACCGCAGATCGAGTGAAATAAACGTCGCAGGTGATTGTAGATAAGCTCGTATTAGCCACT